AAAATAGGGAAACGCAAGGGTGTCGAGTTGTGGCTAAGCGGCACAGCCGACTGGGAAGATGAGTCTGGAGAGATATGGGATTGGAAAAATCCTTCACGTTTCTACGAACCGTGGGAGAAGCGTCGCTGGGATATCCAATCTCACGCCTACTGTTGGGCATTAGGGGCAGAAAAGTTTAACCTTGCCGTATTTGCCAATGGTCAGTATCAACACATTCCCATCGAACGCAACGAAGCAGACCATAAAGCTTTCATAGATCTGTGCTGGTCAATCGTTCCCCTCATCACCGCCGACATTAAGCCTTGGCCGATGAACTGGACAGGATGGCACTGCTCCCCTAAATGGTGCCCTGTCTGGCAAGACGGCAAATGCCGAGGCAAACACCTAGGACAAGGGAAACCAGAATCATGGTAAACGTCTGGCTTGTAATCTGGGGTATCTTGGACTTCGCTTCAGTCAACGTGGAACCACCCAACCATGAAGTCCCTGCAGCGCTATGCGAGTACGAAGAATGGGGATGCAAAAACGCTATCGGGGTCGTATGGTGTGAAAGCCTGATGAGCCCCACCGCCGTAAACTCAAAATCAGATGACCACGGTGTCATGCAAGTCAACCGTTTTTTCTGGGCGGATGTATTTGGGGAAGAGCGCTGGGCGCAACGCTACGATTATGATGCTAACATAGAAATGGGAATCCACATATGGGAGGCAGGGGGATGGAAATGGTGGACGTGCGGGAGAAGGCTCACTATCAACTAAGACGTGCCGTAGGCCGTTGGGCGAACTCATGTCTTTTCATGTAAGCTATTGTGCGGGCAAGTTCAATTTCCCAATACGCATCAAACCAATTATTCGTGAATACAAGCCGTCGGAATATCATCGGCTTCGCAAAAAAGTCTGTTGGACAAACATCCAAAGGGAGGATGAAATGACAGAAAATGCAAAAATAACGGTTAGCTTCACTCAAAAAGTGAGCGAAGCCCCGTATGAAACAGCGGACTATTCGCTCTCCATAGAGCGAACTGTCCCCGAATCAATGGGCGATGAAGGCATTATCGCTGAAGCAAATGCCTTGTTCGCTGATGTAAAGAATGAAGTGCTGAAACAAGCAGGGCAGGAAGTTGACCTTTCTCCTGACGGGGTTGTGATGCGACGCCTGAAAAGCGGCGTTTCCAGGCCTGACGGTGATAAGCCCACCTCATCTGAGGAAGCCCCTGCGAGTAGCACTCCAGTACGACCGAAAGCTTCTGCCCCATCAGGCGGAAAAGTAACTGGTCGTGTCTACAAGCGAACACCGCTTTGCGTAGGCAAGCAAGCTGACGTTCGTCAGGCTGGCTGGAACCTCATTGCTTTCCACCCACAAGAATGGCGAGACGAAGATGGGAACACCATCGAAGTTTATAAAGTCAAAGAAAAAGCTGACGGGACGACTGACACCACCAACCGTGGAACAAGTTACCCCAACTTTTCTATTGGCAAAGACGCTCTTGCTCATTTAGGAATCGAAGTCAAACAAGACTTCGGGATGTGGGTCAACGACGGCGACAGCAATGTCCCTCTCCGCGTGTTCGATCAGGCCGCAGGCCAGACTGAAGCTGACGCAGTGGAATGGGATTGGCTGGCCCGACGCGAGGAGCTTCATTCCTAAATGGAAACCCAGGGAGAAGCCGTAGAGCTTTCCGAGGCCGAGGTCGATGCCCTTTTAGCGGGCGTCGATCTCGACCTACTGGGAGAGCAACAATACAAATGGTTCCGCCCCACTTCAGCGGCAGTGGATGAGTGGGTGGACTATGCCCAACGTGGTGACGACTGTTACTACATGGGTCTTTCAGACATAGACCAAAAGATGAGAGGCATCTGGCCTAGCGACGTTCTAGTCGTTACAGGCAGAGCACACAGTGGCAAGTCCGCTGTAATCCTTTCCTCAATGGCAACGAACTTATTACAGAACCCAGACTTTCATGGAATTATCTACACCCCCGACGAACCAGAGATCTTGGTTGTCTCGAAACTTTACGCTCTTCTTTACCAACGCAATCTTGCGGAGGTGGAAGATGGTTTGCGGACACAAGATCCTGCAGTCATACAAGAGATTGAAGAAGCGAAAGTCTCCTTCTTAGACAGAATAAAAATTTTCCCTAACGCTATGTCTTTCGAACATATGTCGGAAGCCATGCGAGAATGTGAAGATTACTGGCAAGCCAAGGCAGGCTTTGTCATGGTTGACTTCTTAGAGCAACTCCCACAGGCAAGCGGATATGAGGGAGTGTCAAAGGTGCTTAAAGGGCTAAAAGAATGGTCCGAAGCAGAGAAGATGCCAACCGCCCTCATCCACCAATCTGGTAAAGGATCCACTCGTGGTAGCTCCAGAGGGATGGACGATGGCAAATTCAATGCCGATGAATATGCTATACTTCAATTAAACGTATTTAGGAAACGTGATGACCCAAAGCTTTCGGACGCTGAACGACTCATGCACTCGGTTTCAGTATCGCTGGACCTCTGCAAGAACAAGCGACCGCCATGCCACGTCACCCACGACCCCATTGACTATTACATGGATCCCAACTGCGGATTTGTCAGGGACTACTTCGAGTCTGATATCCCACTGGATGACCGATGGGTGGAGTAGAAGATTTCGCTGAGCTTCACAAGGGCGGCTTCATCGCTAACGTAGCGAAAGGAGTAAAGCCTCTTACCCGACAGGGGGACTATGTTGAGGCGTATGGCGAAGAATACGAAGAGCTAATCAAAAAGCATTTAGAAGGTGATGCCAACATTGGCGTGTACCCTCTTTGGCAAAAGAATGGCGTTTGGATGGTCAACTGGGGCGCAGTAGACCTAGACGATGGAGAGATATCGTATGTTCATGCCACGAACTTACAGAAATTACTCACAAAAATGGGTATTACTTCTTGGAAAGAACCATCCAGATCCAAAGGCGTGCATGTATGGGTCTACTTACAGGCTCCTATGGCCGCAAGCTTGGTTAGACAAGCCCTTATTGGGGCGTGCAGAATCGTGGACGTGCCCATTCGCGAGGTGTACCCCAAACAAATATCTTTAGAAAAGGGTTCAATAGGGAACTGTTTGCGGTTGCCCTACCCAGGAGGGCGAACGCCAGGAAAACAGGAGATAGAAGGGTACTCTTGGCAAAAATTCACCAAAGAAGCTTTACTAAACAGGACCCCACCTGCCATAATGCGGAAACTGCTCCCCCTCCACGCCGCGACTGAGCCGAAGAAACTGAAGTATGTTGATCGGGGTTTTCGGCTGGAGGGGGAGTTCCTTGGATTGGCTAAAGAACTATGGGAACAGAACGAACACGAAGATCGAAGCAAGTCTTTATTCGGGTTTGCCACCAGTCTTATTTGGCAAGAGTTTACGATAGACGCAACTCTTGATTGGGTAAGGCGATTCGATGACCGTTTACAAAAGTTCACAGGCCGAGCAGACCGAGAACGTCAACTTCGTAATCTCGTTGAACGAGCAGCGACAGCGATAGGCGACAGGCGTGCCTAAGTCTTACAAATTCACCATACCAGTCCGCCCAAAAGTTAAAGGCAGACCTAGATTTTCTAAAAAAGGTTATGCTTACACTCCTAAAAATACTCGGGACTACGAAAACGCAGTCAAAGAACATTACAAAGGGCCCCTCTTTGAAGGCCCCATAAGCATGAGTGTGGTCTTTAGTTCCAAGCGAGCGCAAGTGACCATCACACAGCTAGAAGGAGAGGAAAGCAAACTCCGAGGAGATACTACCAACTACCTTAAAGCGATAGAAGATGCCTTAAACGGCATCGCTTACGCTGACGACATTCAAATTCAAAGAATTGTCGGGAGGAAAAAATGAATAAACCGTTCCATCAAGGAAGCTACCAAGAGCGTTACGTCAAGATGGGAGATGAAGCTGAAACAGCTTTTGAAGAAAGAAACGAATCTTGGGTTAGGTACGGTTTGAACCGCCCACCGTTCCATATACACAAAATGCCGTTGGGAGTTAGATATACTCCTGATTACTTACAAGGAAACCCTCAGCGGCTTGTAGAAGTGATGGGAATGGGCAAAACGCCGCTGAAATTAAAATTGGAAAAGATATCTGCGTTGTCTTGGTGGGACCACTCGGGAATGGACTTATACTTTTGGATCTGGTCATCAACCCGACAGAATTTCGCTGAACTTAAATACAGCGAAATGCTTAATATCATCAATAAGGAAGATGCACCATTGGGTAAGTTCCCCGAGGGCAAAGCTTATTTCTCCATAAGCTCTAAGCTATTGCCCTGGGACAATGGATAATGAATTTGATCCTGAAACATTCTTTCAATCATTAAGAGATTACAAATTCCCTTCTTTGCGACCGCAACGGTCCAGAGTCGCTGTTTCTGACACAGAATGGTATCGAGCCGTCAGGCTTTATCATATCCCCGAAACAGATGCGGAAGCTCTTATGAGCGCCGCCCCTTTCGAAGAACCTTCTGCCTCTTGGGAAAGCGTCTACAGAGATGAAGGGGATTTAATAGATGCCGTGGAAGAGGTCTTTGACTCATTGACTGAGGACGAACAATGGCTTTACCACATCCTTGTAGATGTGGGCCTCTCCTTGCGCTTCGTTGCACGAGTACTGCACATACCCAAAACCACGTTGGCGCGCAGACGTGACGAACTGGCAGCTAAGATCCGTCGTAATCTCCTTCAGCATGAAGCTGTGTGGAGAAAACTCAAGGATTAATCTTCCAAATCCGATCTTGCTTTAATGCAAGAAGCAAGGAAACCTTGGAAACCGTTGAGCCACTGCATGAGGCTGCTCAAGGCAATTATGTTGCCGTCAACAGCATCATCCCAAGCGTCTAAAAGTTCTGAAACTTCTTCTGAAGAAAAAGTTAAGAGAACCCCAAGGTCGCCATTAACCCACTGGGCATGAGTGCCGTCCTGCATATCGAGGGTGCCACGAGACTCTAGAAGGGTTAGCTCAATCTCTTCTTCCATCTCTAAACCTTCTTCTGCCATCCAGTCTGCCCAGATGTCATCGAAAGCCTCGTCGTCCCCCACAGGTATCACCGAGCCAGACGTTGCTTGGCTAGCGACTTCAGAGCCGCTATGCCAGCCGCAGCCGCTGCAGATGCAGCAGCTTTGAAGCTTGATACGTCTGTGACAACAAGAATAGCGAGCCCTGCTTCGACCGCAGTCCAAACAGAACGCTCAATCCAATCGCCCCAGTCAAATGGTTTCTTGGCTGAACCTTCAGTCATTTCACTTCCCGAACGGGCGACCGCCCGAATGTTGGTTACCTAGTGCTGTGGAACGCAGAAACGAAGCTGCTTCTTTAGCTTTCATTCCCATCGCCTCAGCGTTATCGACAGAAGAAGAATCCTTCCACTGTTTACTTTCTTTAGGCATTGCTACCTCACTTCCTATAATAGAGCAACTTTGGCCCACTTACGCAAATAAGACATCCCAAGTTTGTACGCCTACGATCCCATCTGCTTTAAGAAACCCAAACTTTTTTTGAAATTCTTTGACGGCTCTGGCCGTATTTCGGCCAAATATGCCGTCAATACCACCAGGCTCATGCCCCAAGTCACTCAATCTCTGCTGTACGGCTCTCACGGCCTCACCACGGCTCCTACGACGAGCGGAGAGGGGGGAGTGTGACACTACCCCCTTTAGGCTATCTAAATGCGCTGTGATCGACGCCCAGTCGATCTGAGCCCAATCTCCTTCATCGACGGGCATCCCTGCGCGAAGCCAGTCATAAAGCCAATTACCAGGGCAAGTTGAATTACCCAAGTCTCTGTGTCCTTTAACCCAGAGTCCATGATCGTAACGTCCTTGGATATCATTTATAAGAGCCTTAATCGAAACCAAAGCCTCATTAGGAACTTTCGCTGCTCCCCAGCCCGTATAGCAAATAGCTTCAGTGCGACTGTTCCAACCTTTCGTAGCCCCAGACTGAATACCAGGGCCTCTCCCCTCGTAAACTACACCCTTCTCGTCTACAAGCCAGTTATATGCAATAGCATTCCAGCCCCGAGAATCCATGTGGAAACGCTCGTACTGCTTAACGGCAGTCACGCCAGAAGGGCCATTCTTTACACCGCTATGGTGCAAAACAATTCCCTTAACCCGCCAGCGTTTCAGCTTCGTGAAAGGTTTCTTTGGAGGTCGGGCTTCCCAGCCCGACCGAGAAATAATAGTCAGGCTCATATCAGACTCGCCTTGTTTCAATATCTAGGATGTCACGCATATCGTTCGCAAATTTCTTCTGATCCCGAATAAATTGCGAACGCTTTTCAAACGGATCATTAACCCTAAAACCGCCACCGAAAATAGTAGACACCCAAGTTGTCATAAGGCGACGCTGCTTAGCCTCTTCATTAGGCAACATTCTACGCATACGACCAAAGAAAGGAACGAACTGATCAACAGCATAAATATCGTTATCTTTCATAACCCACGTACCGTCTTTAGCTTTCTTGGCTTTACCCAAACCACCTAATATTGGCATTAGACCAGGAATTTTACCCCAAGAAGGAACTTGCTGATACCTTTCCATGAAAGGAATATCAGCGAAAGTCTGCTTAGTCGCCCACATTTCGGCAGGTAACTTGACCCAAGGAAATGCAGACTCCAAAGGTCCCCGAATAGGAGAAGTTGGTTCTTTCAAATACCTTTGGAAATCCCTGAAAGGAAGATCTGGAAGAGCGTACACACGCCCGCCCTTGATCCCAGGAATCTTAAATGGCAACCTGATTCCCATATTCTCACCAAAATAATCAGGAACTAATCCCTGCTGAGGAGAATGAAGCTCAAGTTCTTTCTTGACTTGAAGCAAACGTCCCCAAGACTGAGGTTTACGTCCCATTGACTCCAACAACACAGGAATAACATTTTTTTGCCAAGTGTAGAAAGGAATCACATCTTTGATTCGCCGCTCCACATTTGTGATATCTCCGTAATCAAAATGATACTTGGTGATATTTCTGTAAGCGGAAGCAACATCTCCACCTTTGGCAAGAGTATCCATACCTACAGAGGCACGCAAAACAAACTCTGCACGCTCGTTCTGTGAACGGATAGCTCTAGACATTTTGAAATCAGCAGACCAAGGCTTCCATGTGCCTTCTGTCCAGCCTGCCCCCAAACCGCTTTGGGCGCCACCCAATTTGCCTTGCCTTCTTTGGTACGGTCGCAACACAGCGGCCTGATCAACATTGGTGATAATTTCAGACCATGATTGACCAGATCCGACAGAACCGCTTTCCATTAGTTCTAGCAAATCTCTAAAATCTTCTGCGCCTGCTTTGCGAGCACCACCCAGTCCAGAAATACCTTCTAAACGGACAGGACCGTCAGAAGCAGCTAGCTGACGCATACCTGCAAGAACATCCCCGTTGCCTGCTGAAGCCGCAGCTTTAGTCATGCCTATTACTTTGCTGTGGGTCCCAAACTCAACTCCAGCGACCATCGAGTTAATCCACATACCGCCCATAAGGTTGCGGATAATGAAACCTGGCGTGGTCACGGCTTGTGATTTCCACCAGTTCGCAAGTTGCCTATATCCCTTAAGGAACTTTCCAACTTCGTCAAAGTCGTGAAGCTTAGCCCCAGCCATGAGAGCTTCTTCAAACATTTGAAAACCAGTTTCGCTTAAACCGCCAGCAACGTAAGACTGACCACCAGGAGTTAAAGTTTGTTGCATCCCCCGATAAGAAAGCAAGAAATTAGACTGAGCTTCGCCATAAGCATCTAAAGCTTTGCTGTAGAGCCCTCGATCAGCAAGCACCCTCAGAATTGCTTCATCTGGAGTAGGGGCAGACCTAAAGAAATCTACAATAGAACCAGATTCTCTTAAGCTAGCAACCTCAGCTTCAAGCTGAAGTTTGCGAGCATCTGCTTCAGCTTTATGCAAAGCATAATTCTGGATATCGTCAGCTTGGTTAGCCCGAGCTTGATAAGCAGCTTGTTCGGCAACTTTAGCTTTCTGGACAGCCTCATCAATAAGATTCTGCTGAATGGCAATTTGCTCATTAATTTGATTCTTGACCTTTAGAAGATCTTCATGCTCTTGTCTCGCACCAACATAAAGATCAGGAGGTTCTATCCCTTCATCGGCGTAATACCGAAGTCGATCTATATCGAATTGTCTATGGGCATCATTCAAATCGCCTTCAACAACTCCACTCACCCAACGAGCAGCAGCAGTCTCACCTGGCGCAACCTTAGCGCCCTTGCGGGCAGGTTCTGGTTTACCACCTTTAGTTCTAGGTTGAGCCCTAGTTTGGTACCTATGGGCAATATCTTCATCAGACATGCCTCGCTGTTTCCCCAACCAATAATCGCTCTTACCTTCAGCACCCTTTGGCCGACCTGTACCCGACCAACCGTATTTATTGGGACGACCACGGTTAGCTAATTGAATAAACCATTGCCGAGTTCCCTGAGTGGTATTGATATAAGCATCCAAGCGAGCCAAATCTTCATTAAGCCCCATCATCACTGGAGAAGCTTCAAGACTATTCCTTAAATTGGCTACACGCTCAACAACATCATCTAACTGATTAGTTACCAAAATCTGTTCAGCATTTAACTCATTAGATAAATTCCCCATCCGCTCAAAAAGATCAGCCCAAGTATTGCCCTTCTTCGTTTTGCGGATAGGTGACTCTTTCGGAACAGAAATCTTACGAACCCAATGACCATTCTCTTTCGAAGTCTGGCTTACAATCTGGCCCTTCTCATTCCGAAAGACACGAGGAACTTTGAAATATCCAAGTTCCTCATAAACATGATCCATCGCCGCTGTACGAGAATCAAATGTTCTACCAGAATGCTCAACCTGCCAAACAATCTTTTCTCCCGTCGAAGTGTAAACCTGCTCAACAACAATCGTAGAAGGCAAATCCATTTCAGTGAATTGCTCAATAGTTATTTTTTGAAAATTAGGAGACTCGATAGTTTCTTCATAATTGTAAGCAGCACGAGATTTAATCTCTTTTCCTTCAGCAAATTTTCCTCCCTCGCGACGTTGAACTAACTGCGGTTCCGCAGTCCCACGAGGCTGACGAAGCTGACGCATACGCTCAGGGGAAAGTCTCCTCTTAGGACGAAGTACCCCTTCTGCTGCAGTTTCTCCGCTAATAACTAATGGAAATTTTGGATCCTTAATATCATCACTTAACTTGACTAATGTTTCCATCATTTCGACAGTCTCATCGGCCAAAGCACTGGTATGTAAATTCCCAGTGACATAACGCATGAACTTTTCTAAGTCTGTAATCTCAGCGTCTAGCTTTGTTAAGAAATTCTGAAGATCAGTAGCATATCCACGGTCTTTAGTTGGGACTTCAAGCATGTCATCCCAAGCAACATTCCGAGGAGTAGCACCAACTTGGACGCCTTCCCTGTGGGCCATCCCAATAGTTTCTTGCAACTGATTCTGCGCTTGGCGCAACTTTGCAAGCTTCTGGGCTAAAGGCTCAATAAACTCAACAATCTCTTCAAGAATTTCAGCTTCTAAAGCAGCTTCCTTGGAGCTTCTTGTCGCCATTTTGCCGTCAAGAAGATCCAATAGATACTGTTTAGCTTTAGGGCTAAATCCAGCTACACCAGCTATTTCTTCAAACTCGTTAAGAACAGTTTGGACATCAGTCAACTGGTTATTCAAGCGTACAAGGACAGCCCCAGCAGCTTGAGAAACCTCATCTACCTGATCTAAAGAAGCAACAGCAGTCTCTCGAAGCTTCTCTATATCCTCATTAGAACTAAGAATATCTTTTTGAAATTTTCCGCGTTCTTTATTGATGGCCTTAATTAGATCTTCTAATTGATTAACGACATCGGTGTCATACTTAAAAGCAATGCCATCCGCCTGCATCGTTCCTCTTTGAAGAATTGCAGAATTTTCTAGCTCATTAATCCAGCGTTGATGGCGAGCCCGTGACTTCATTACCTTCCCGTAACGATCAGCCACATCCCAAAATTGTTCAGAGTACATGGACCTGAACTCTGGACCCACGACATCTTTACCAATAACTCGCATCTGATCCACAATGCTTAAACCTTGCGGATGCTCAGCAGGTGAAACCAAAAGCTTCCCTAAGAAAGTTTCTCCTGGCTTATACTCACGCAACTTAGTTGGACTACCTCGCAAACCTTGAGTATGTCGTGCATCTGCAGGCGGAGTCCAGCGTCCTTTGTCTACAATCTTTTTTCCTATTTCCGTTTCTAAATCTATGAAACGGGCAACATAGAAATCGTCAAGCATTTCATCGATGCTTCCAAAACCCTCTTCGCCTTCTCGGGCTAAAGCCGCATTGAAATCTTTCCTGACACCTTCCCAAAATTCTTTAATCTTAATTTGCGCTTCCCACTTAGAAGGAAGAACTTCACCTTGCCCTGGACCAAATACCTCTTCAAGCCCAGCTAATCGACGTGCCTCAGGAGTCATATTGGCAGCATCGTCGATCTGGCCCCAACGCATCATATCCTCAGGGGTGATCTCATCTCTACCAGCAGCAACAAGACTTTCATTAATCTCGTCTATCGTTTGACGTAAACCAGCAACCCGTTCACCAAACTGAACACCAAAAGTTCTTTCAGCAGTTAAAGCTGTTTGCAAATTATCCCACATAGCCAGACCAACAAGCCTGTCCTCATCTGTAAGATTTTTAGCTCGCAAACCCGTACCACGCATCATGCGTTTTACAGCACCGCTTTCACCAGAAGCAAAAGCTTTGTGCATATCGTCCATGAAAGGAGTACGAACCATAGCGGTTCCCCACAACCTGCCAGGGCCCAAAGCAACCTTAGTAGCTAAACCATAAGTCCCAGGAATAAGAACCCCAGGGACATCAACAGCCATTTGATTAGCCATCTTTGCGGCTTGGCGAACACTCTTCATGGTTGCCGCATCTGCCAGATTGTCTATGTTTTCGCCCCGCTTAAGACGATACATAGCTTTCTGAACAAGGTCACGATTCTTCTGCGCCTTAGCAGTATTGCTCCAAAGATCGAAACCTGCATCATCAATCATAAACTTAGGAAGCTGCTTGATCCGCCTCGGATCTAAAACCTTAGAAAGCAAACCACCCAACACTCGATCCAAAGGACGTTCAACGACTTTACGTCCAACACGACCTGTCAAAGGCACACTAAACGTCATACCCTTTGCTACATCAAAGCCCATCTCTTCAAGAATCTTTTTAGGAGCAGCTTGAATAGCATTATTTTTCACAACAGCAGCGGCAGCAGCATTATATTCATCCGCTTTAGCAGCATGTTTCGCAGCACCCGCCGCATCTCCAGCTTTATCTGCAGCATAAGCAGCTTTGCTTGAAGCCTTCGCTACATTCTGCATCTTTACAGCAACACCCTTGGCCCCAATCGTGCCACGGGCAAGCATCCCTGCAGCCTTCAAAGGAGACAAAGCATAAGTAACAGGATCCAACAAAATGTCGATAGGCAAACCAAGAGCTATATCCCAGCCAGTGCCAGTCCCCCAGCCTTCATCTTGCAAAAGGTCACCAAACATATAATTATCAGAAGTTTGGTTCCACCAGTCTTTCCCAGAAAAACCTTCACCCTGCACAAGGTCCGTAACCTCTTTGACAGTAGACATAATTGCGGCTCTAGGCGTATCTATAATGTCAATAACTTGACCAAGGGGACCCAAAAACCCATCGCCCCCAACAGGGCGAGGGGTTGGCAGATTTAATTCTAGACCCCACGGATTAGTGGGATCATGCGTTCCCAACATAGGAGTATCTGGACTTAAATCTATATGCCCAGAATCAGGAGATAGATCTAAACCAGGCGCAGATTTAAGTGCGGCCAATATATCTTTTCTGTCGGCCATAGCTTCCTAGGCGTTTCTGTCCATCTGCAAATAAGTTTCAATAATTTGATTTAGTTCCCCTATATCCTTATAACTAACTGGGAAAGGATATTCGAATCCTTCTGGATGAATAGCTGTGGCACCCAAAGGCCGATCAGTGTCAGGCAAAGACGGAATCAAAGGTGTCCGCGCAAACAAGTCATCTGTAATCCCAACTTGGTCCGCAGCCATCCACTGCTTTGAAGAAGTATTTGTCATCGCTCCCAAAATTTGGTAAGCCTGCATAGCAGCCAAACTTTTATCCAAAGCTGCTTCTTCCGCAGCATTCAAAGCCATACTTGCTTGCTCAACACCAATCTTATTCATCAGCAACTCTCGATCAATTTGCTGAATATTTGACTTGTACTGAAGCTGCGCTTGTAACCCTAATTGAGAAACCGTGTTAGCAAGATTACGAGCCTCGGCGGCCATACCTTGATTCACGCGAGCATTAGCCATCCCGTGAGCCATTTTCATAATGGCACCCATTTCATTAGCGAAACGAGCACCATTCATTGCCTGCGAAGTCAACAACGCAGCAGTTTCGGCCCCAGCACCAGCAGTCCACCGTTGCGGATCAATACCCCAAGTTCCTAAACGAGCATCTGCAGCTTCCTGGGTATCTTCCATGCCTTGTATAGCATTTTGAAACTCTGCCTCAAATCGGAGATCATTCTTAGCTTCTCGGCCATCGACTCCAAAACTATTTTCCCACATATCGTCAAGTTGACGATTGATAACATCAGTGTCGGATTGAATTTGGTTAGCGCCCCGAGTACCAGAATCCCCTATGTAAGCCTGGATTGTGTCAAAATAACTTTTTGCTGCTTCTGAATCAGAACTATGTAACTGATCGTAAAGAGCAAGCAAATCATCAAAACGACCCCGAACATTATCCTCAGATAAATAGAAACCTGGTTCTTGCCATTCGGGATTAACCGCAGTGCTAGAACCATGCCCAGACTTGAATTGCCCTGAGCCCCAAGGACCCATAAACGGGCCATCAGCGCCTTCTTTGTATCCTTGTATCCTTAGATTCTGCTCAGCTTTAGCTAACTCATCTCTCCCAGGACCATGCGGCCCCCTAGGAGGACCAGTTCGTTCTGGGTAATCCCCAAACAAAAATTGGTCTAAATCATCTAAAGCCGCTTGCGGGGCATCCATTAGCCCTTGCAAACCATCACCTAGATCAGACCAAAGATTGCCTACGGCACCGCCCCCGTCATTAAAACCTAGTGTGCCTTTCAAAGACAACGGATCAGTATTGCCTGTTAGTTCTCTAAAAGCAGCAAGCTCTTTTTGTTCTTCTGGCGATAAAGCTGAATCTGGAATAGTTTTTGGTTGTCCGTTACTCATATCAGTCCCTAATCCTTAAACATGCTTTGAATTAAAGAGTTCATATAAGCATCCCCATATTTATTCATCATGTTGTCACCCACAGGTGTAAAGCCACCGTCTAGCCCAGGAATAGAGATAGCAGATGCTTTCGCTGCTGAAGCTAAAGCATCAGAAATGGCATTCTCACGGATAGTCTCATCGAAAGTATGCCCTGCAGCACGATCAGAGAAGCCAAGATCCTGCAGCGCACGTTGTAACTTATGACGCTGTTCTAACTCGTCACGAATAACTTGACTCTCGAACTCGCCCATACCGCGATCAAACTGGCCGCTATTTAACATCCCGCGACGATTAAAACCACCAGGAATCTGGCGACGCATACGATCCGCTTGGCGTCGATATCTATCAATCATCAAAGCAAAATCTTCTAATCTGCGAGAACGCTGCAACTCATTCGCATTCAAAGAACCACGAAGCTGCACTAACGCATTCTGCAAAGTTCTCATATCACCGAACTGGCGCCCACCAGACATCAAGTCGGCTTCTATGGCGTCTAAGACACTACCCCCAGTGGTGTCGTCGCCACCAGTGTCGCTAGTAGCACTACCAGTAGCAACAGGGTTATCGAAAGCGTAAGACTCCAAATCAGTCATCGAAGGGCCACCCTGCCCAAGACTAGTAGGAGTACGCTGAGCGACACCAAAATCTATAGCAGCATCTAAACCAGGGGTAGAACTTGTGCGATACTTATCGCCATATGCCCAGGGATTCTGGCGCATATGGTCACCCAAAGCATTCTTTGCTTTATTATCAGCAATCAACTGAGCTATCGCAGCCTTATTCTCTGCACGTCGAGAAGCGGAACCAGTATTCCCACCATACTGGCCCGTCAAACCCTCAAGACTACCCAAAGCAGCACTACTATTGGCACCTTTGCCTGTAAACGCAGGCGGGAACTTGGGAGCATCACGCTCCCCAGCATCAACAACATTAGCCCCACGCTTAGTCGCACCCATAACCCCAGTACGACCATCAAGGTTAGGAACAGTATAAGATGAATTAGAAAGATTACGGTTCTTGCGAGCCCTCGTTCTATTAGCTATATGCGGATCAACAAGTCTAATTCCCACCGTGGCCTCCTACTATTCAGTACTTTCCGTCCCACATTTATCGCAGTCACACGAACATTGAGCCGCTTCAAGCTGGGCAATGTGAACTCGCATCAAAGCGATTTCCCATTCCAGCTTCCCACGCTCACTCAAAGAAGCAATAACTTCTTCGATACCTACGTCAGCGCTCATACCGCTGGTGCTGGCTCTGGCGCAACAGGCGCAGGCCCCACAAGAGCCGTAACCTCATCTTCGCTTAACCCAAGATCAAGAAGTTTTTGGCGACCATTTTGGGCGTCTACTCGTTCTTTCTCTCTGGCTTTCATTTCTTCTTCAGCGTTATGCTCCGCCTCAATGCGAATAGCATTTTCTTCTTCTGTCATTTCGCGAACAGTTGTTTCACCTGTCGCGCAATCATAAATAGTAATAGTTGGCATATTCGCTCCTAGCTTCCTCCAACCCAGTTTTCCCTACCCATGCGATAGCAGAACCATTCACCTCGACACTGATACCCAGTTGTTATATAAATACCGTCTAAGTTGTAATAGTTGTTTGAACCGCCGCCACCGTTGTAGTAGCGCCCTGAATACTGTTCAGAGGTATCAGTAGTCGAAGTGGAGAACCCGTTTGTAGCGGCAGCCGTTTTTATCTTAAAGGAAGGCATTTTGTTAGTGTTTTGGTAGTAAGCGTCGATAACAAAGTTGGTCCAAACACCACGCCGTGGCGAATCTGAAGCAACCGTGTTCCCGTCTACGTCGGTAACGTCACTTCCCCAGTTGTATTGACCACTACCGTTGTACTTTGACGGGTACATCCCTTCGCCAATCTGGATATAGGAGTAGCCGTTGCCACCCCCATAGGTACCAGTTTGCTGTATCGTATTTGAATAGGTTGTGCTACTTGCAGTGCTGTACGTGGCGTATTGGTCATAGTTGCCAGTTGAATACGCATAAAAGTTTATGTGAGATCCCGAAAACTGTGAGACTGTTGTGTCAAAATACAGTTTCCCCACAATCCTGTACCCAGGAAAATCACCGTAACTTGTATTAGCGACATGTTGCCCCTCATCATTAAAAATTTGGACACTAGTCAAGTTGCTTATGCCAAAACTTGTTGACCAACTGTTGATTTGTTGATGCCCGATTAAGGCCATGTTTTGTTGTGCCATGTTTATCCCGCATTTCCCGTATTCACGGTAGATGAGTTCCCCATGCCATAAGCAGTGAAACTAGACAAAGTTCCAAATTTTTGAGCGCCACCAGCAGTGTCACAACCAGCACCTATGCGGATACTGTCAAACGGTCCCATCGCTGTAGGGGCAGACGTAGAAGTCTGTCCACACAAGTGAGCGGCCCCTTGCATTAACGGCGTACCATTGTAGCTTCCCGTATCAGGTGGGCCTTGACCGCCGTACCACATCACAGTCTTGACTTGGTTATCTCTTGGTTGCAGAACCCACATTTCAATGGTGAAACGGTTTCTGTCTGCATAAAACGTGCCACTCGGATAAAACAAGTTACCCATGTTCGCCCAGTTTGGGCTAACCGTATAACTCGAACTATTAATCATGTCACCAAGATATGAATACGTTGAGTTAGTCGAATCTTTACCTATGACCCCGTAGCACCTGTATGAAGCTGCACTAGCGTTTGCTCCCCCAGGCCACGCTCCTTGGAATTGAAGCGTAGGCCCATTCCAAGTACGCTGACCAGCACCATAGTTAGTGCCTGACCAGTCAAGATAACCCGTAAATGTGAAATACAACTGAGCGTAGTTCGTACTCAGACCTGAAAGCTCTATGTACTGGCTAGTCGAATCAGCAGTTTCAACATGAGCGAGCCTATGGAAGGATTGTGTAAGCGTCATTAGTCTTTAGGGTTCCTTCCAGTAATCAACCAACCCTGATAGCTGCTACTTCCATTGGCGTAAGGTTGACTAAACTGTATACTTGTTATTGGGGTAGTTGAACGATACGTTCCAGCACCTGTGCCTGTTGTCGCATAACTAGTTGCACTGCCAATAGCATAATGCCAATCATAAGTGAAAGCTTTAGTGTTGCTATTAGAAGAGTAATTGGATATGTATAGGCGGCCAGTGAACCCATAGCTAGAGTACGCACAAGGATAGACATATGCCTGTTGGTTTGCTTGATAGCCAGGGCTAGAACCTGTCGACCAACCCCAATAAAAATATTGGCTCATCATATTGCCAGAGTCGCTATTGAAACCAAAGTTGTGGTTAGTTACCCATGTGCTTTGATTCCCCATGTACCAGATCACTTCAATATCTCGGTAATCAGTCGTAGGAATACTACTTATAGTAAAGTTTCCTGATGCGCCGTTGTCATACAGCAAATAGCCACCGATCTTCGATGGGTTCATTGCTTCCGAAGAAGCAATAACCCCCCAACTAGCCCTAGAAGCAGTCGTTACACCAGCCATTAGCTCAGAAGCCCTGCCGCAATCCAAAGATCAGTGTCACACTTGGTAAGAACAGCTTGACCGTACTGACCTGTGATAGATAACGCACTGTTGTACGAGTAGATGGTTACACCAGCGCCAGCGGCAATAGTTGTTTGACCTGCACCATATTGGACAACATTGATTGTTGTTCCAATATCAAAGTTGACGCTTGAACTTGGCGGCACCGTTAAAGTGTTCGCCGCAGCGTTCGTCATCTTAATAAGCTTGCCAGAGTCCGCACCAACCAATGTGTAAGCGGTACCTGTCTGCTCGTTAATCGTGAATATGTCGGTACCAGCTAGCTCTGCGTAACTTAAAGAAGTCCACGCAGTAGCGCCGTCACCAATCTTATATTTGTATCCATCAGTTTCTAACCCAAGCTCACCAAGAGCGAGCGTAGGGTTAGCAGAGGTCCAGTTCGTGCTGGTATCTCGTCGAAGTTGTATCTGTACAGCCATTTATATTCCTTGTGCGTTTCCACCAGTAGCCGTAGCTCCGATGCCTCCATAGTTAGTTGCCGCTTCGCCACCGTCAAGGTTATTGACGGAAGTTCCGTGAGGACCTGTCGGTCCAGTCGGGCCTACAAGTCCGCCGTAAGCCAGCGAACTCCAAGCCGTAGTACCATCACCTATCTTTAAGGTCATGGCTGGTTGACCGCCACCAGCGTCAGTTTGGATTGCCATTTCGCCGTCAGCTAAAACGGGGTCAGCAGCCGTCCACTGGGCATGGGTTCCTCGGCGGAATTGAATCTGAATAGGCACTACGTTGGCCCTCCTGCGTCAATAGGTGTGACGCCTCCATAATCTCCATTTGTATTTGACTCAGCAACACCACCATTTACGGTTCCCGCTGCTTGACCCGCTGGACCTGTACTCCCCGTGGGACCCGTGGGCCCTGTCGGCCCTGGGGGACCTCCAGGTGGGCCAACGGGACCAGTTGGGCCAGTTGGCCCCGTTGATCCCTGTGGCCCATTCGGGCCAATCAAACTAAACCCAACAGGCCAAACGCCGCTGGCTTTAGGCCCAAAGAAATAGTTATTGGACACATTCAAATAGAAGTCACCGTCTTGACCAGTAACTCCTTGCGGATCACCTATCCCGTTAAGAACAGTTGCGCCTGCTGGACCCGTGGGGCCAGACGACCCCTGGGGTCCTGCCGCTCCTGCTGGGCCAGGGCCACCTGCTGCTCCTGGCGCAGAAATTGTTTGCCAATAGCTGCTGCCAGCAGAAGGAGTTTGACCAGAATGCGCTGTGCGCGCAACATAGGAACCGCTGCTGTATTCAACAACATCGCCAACAGAGTAGGAGGTACCAGACGACCATTGTCCTTGATAACGGAAACCGTCAGCATAGGAAATGAGGTTCTGGCCTCTGCCTACATCATTGGTGTACGTGGTCCCTGTTGCCATTATTCAAGAGCCCCCACACGATTTTCAAGATCTTGAACTACAGCTACAAGCGCAGATACAACTGACTGATGCCGCCACGTTTGCGGCAAATCAGTCGAGTCATAAGAAACCCAATCAGGAGCCACAGCCGCAACTTCCTCAGCAATAAACCCAGTTTCAGGAGTTTGATTCTGATAATCAATCCCCGAAGCTGTAGAAACAGCAGCATCCCACTTAAATGTTCGTGGAGTTAATGCCGCAATCTTTGTTTTAGCAGCAGCTAAATCAACATCAGTAATATCTTCTTTGTATCGTTCCGAAGAAGAAACAATCCCCAACTGGTGAGAACCAGTCGTGGTGATACCAGCAGTGCTAGTTGAAGCAAGCGTCGGCCAACCAGCCGCCGCACGCAAATCCAAATTGCCTGAAGATTCTGCAATCGTCAAATGAGCAGTATCGTTATGAACAAACTGAAACCCAGGAAGATTCGTAGTAGGAAGATTGTCTTTCCACTGAATGTAATCTTGATTAAGGCTGTACTCATCACCGAAATACAACGTCGCAGTTTGGAAACGGCTACCCACACGAATCTCTCCGCCGCAATCAATGTTCGACCAAATATTTGCCCAGTTCACATTTAAGCGTGTACCTTCACCTTCTAAATAATCAGTTGAAGTTCCAGGCACGCTTTCGTTGTATCCCGTGTAGCCAATAATGTCTCCACGGATTGCCATAGAACCATTAATAACTAAACGATATTCGGAAGCAGGACGTCCATCATATGGCCCTGTGTACCCTTCCCCAGCACGACGAGAGTACACCGAGTAACGGTGACTCTCGGACAAATAATTGCCAGCATAAGCACCGCTGGCTATATCTGAACCATAAGAAAGCTGATGAGTGTTATTGCCAGGACCAGCACTTGTGAAGTTCGCTCGATAGTTCAGATCCTTTAAGAAACTTCCAGCAGTCTGAGCATTGATATCAGTACCAGTGCTCAAACCAATAACGCTATGTTGCGTGCTACTTATATACAGATGGTCTGTTGCTCCAAGAGAAACATTTCCCGTACAGGTAAGAGTCCCACCAGTTAAACCACCAGTAACGGCTAAATCGCCGCTAACTGTTCCACCAGTATTCTGAATTACCCCAGGATAAGTAGCGGTCTGACCAGGAACACCCTCTAACCAGTTCTTCAAATAAGTCCAGTTAGAGTTATGTTCGCTAGCAATGATCGCACTACCAGCTACAGCCGTATTCGGCTGGGTAAAGGTTGCCATTAACGCAGTCTCCTATGAATATAAGTAAATGCCATAGCGTTCACTTCCCAAGCCTCATCAACAGATGTAGGACCTTCTACCTTTAATTGAATAGCCTTAGCTGTCCCAAGAGTAGGCAGCCGCTCAATATTCGTAACATCCGTATTGGGCTCACTCGCCCAAGTACTCGTACCATAAACGCCTGTCCCCCCCGTTGGGCCTGCCGAAGCAGCCCATGTTGCCCCAGACGTAGCCCCCGTTTGAACACCAAAGGACATTGACTTCTTAAAGTTCGCAGTGTCGTAATCCGTATACAACTTTGCAGACATAGCCACAGTTGCATCAGAACTCACCACAATACGAGGCTTACCCCAACGCTTCTTAACAATCGGATTCTTCCCAACAAGCCAACTTGTCGTATAAGAAGAATCAATATGCGATGTCGTCGTCCCGTAGAAATCGCTTTGCAAATCCTGTTCCAAATGGATCACACGACCCGAGTTCGTATAACAAGCAGCCAACAAATCCTGTTCAGCGCCAGGAGGCGCAAACGTCATCATCGCATTAGCGTCTATGTTCGTCATAGTCCAAGCGCCCAAAGTCGGGTCAAAAACTAGAACACGGCGATGAGTAACAGCACCACCTGAATCATCCCAATCAACAGAAACATAAAGCCTGTTCTTAAACCAAGCCAACTGAGGCGGATTGTTGAACTGTAATCTTCCATCGTCGATAGCTGGTTGGAGTTTCTCAAACACCCAAACAAACTTGTCGCCGTCATACATCCATACGCCTTGACGGTCATACCAGAAAAACACTCCATAAGGAGTCGAAACTGGTGACGACATTGCCACAGAACCCACATCCTGGGAAAGAGGCACTAATTGAAACGTCAAAGAATCAAAACCGTACAGCGCATGAACGCTGTTCGTTTTGAAAATTAATAAGCGATCAGCGAAGGGTACGAGAGCAGAAAGTTCGTCGCCTCGTTCCCCCACGTTGACATCCACATAATCGTAATCAAACCATGTTTCTGGGTCATCTATTCGTGACCAACGCACACGGTTAGCGTAAGCAGTGCCACCTTCTTTGGTGTGAGCAACCCAAGCATGGTTGTTCCAATGGCAAGTGTATTTAGCTATAGGGTAATTTCCTGCTGAACCGTTGACATTCGACGCAAGGTTTGAAGCAGTCGTTCCATCGTAAACAAATGACGCAGCATCTCCCGAAACCCCATAAAACTTATCGTTAGTTGTTTGCCCATACAAACGGTTACCGTCAGTAACCGAAACACCACTTAAAGTTGTGAAATCATTTGCAGAAGATTCCGCAACAGTAGTCCCATATGAACAAATAACTCGGGCTGTTCCCCCATCTGGGGTGAACTGCCCTAAACCCGTCACCCTAGAAGGCAAAGCAGTTGAATTGCGTTTATCTACCCCTAAACGCATCTTAATGCCGCCACGAGGGTCAACATCTACGTTAAGCATGTTAGGACTTTCATTAGGACCCAAATTAAATTGGTCCGAACGTAAATTTAAGCCCCCACTGAAATCCTCTAACATAGTCAGCTTATATCGCTGACCATGTGGAACAGAGCCCTGGGATTCCGCTTTAGACATCCGTTACTCCCAACTAAACCTAAGTCGGTCAGGCATAACACTCTGTGAACGCCAACGAGAAGTCGAAACAGTATTCAAAACCAAAGGCTGCGGTGCAGGCGCATCAAGATACCTTGCCCGCAAATTATCTAACTCCCTAGCGAAAATGTTTTGGTATTCGCGAGCCATACCAGGATCTTCTTGCTGTTCATAAGCACGAGCAATCCCAAAGGTCGCAATTAGCTGATGAAACGGTTCAGGGAAATCACTTGGAGTTGCAGAATCTAATGAACCTGCCCCAAATGCTGAAGGGTTTTTATATCCCCGAACATAAATTGTTTGAGCAGAGGACGGGGTAGGGTACAACCTTGCGGTTTCGGCCCAGTAAGACCAATACCAACTATCGCCATTCCCAGCAGAATCCAAAGGATAAACAAGGTCACCTGCATCTCTTCCAATGAGCGTAAGAACATGATCGTCTGTTCTTAACGCATTTATTTCACGCAACCCGTTGGTGACACTTCCTCCTACCGTAGAAAGAGCATAATCCGAAGTTCCAGAAACAGTAGAAAAGGTTGTAGAAACCTCGTACCAAGGCCAACGTTTCTCGCTGTAAACAATCTGATCGTAGCCTTGCCCCAACATGCGGTTCATCACATCATCAGAAATGTCGCTGTTGTCAATTTCAACAACGCTCTGAATGTAGGAACGCATTTCCCCTAAGTTCACCGCTACTCCTTATGGAAAGAGCAAAAGCTTTGCCCCTCGGCAGGACGAGCTTTGCATGGATCACCAGCTTTGGTAGTCGCAAAACAAACGGAAGGTTGTGGTTCTTCGTGTGGGATATCAGCATTGATGGCCCTTACCCCACGTCCTCCGAAGTATTCCCCCCTAGGAACGCTTGGAGAATATCCCTCCCCAGGATCCCCATAAACTCTTCGGCTACTTCCGTACCCTAACTGCAATTCTCTGCCCATGAATCCTCAGAACTTTTGGGTGGGGCGAGGGCCGAAACCCTCACCCCACCACCTGTGAGCTATTAGCTTATAGCCCTGTTAGCTTGCCTTGGCGAGCCCTGTTTGAACAGGTCAAGTTGCCGTAGCAAAGGATCTGTGAGAACACAGCATCCTGGTTTGTAGGACGCACGAACGGCGTTGGCTTGAACCAAACATCCGAGTGGCGTACAAGTTGCAGATACTTCGTGTTCAGCATGTACAGAGGCTGTGAGCCCGCGGCTACAGTTCCTGTCGAAATAGCTGCGTCAAATGTCATTGGCGCACCCTTGAACATGAGGTTCTGGAAGCCAGCATCAGCCATGTCTGTATCCGTGTAACGGATATTGCTGGTGAGCAAGCTTTCATATTTTTCGTAACCCTGTTGTGATGTAATAATGATGGTCGGTTGGTCGTTGCCAACAGAAACATCGTTATACAGGGTTGCCATCATCGCTGTGGTAAGCGAAGCCACACCGCCAGAAGCAGTTTCTGTGGAACGCCACCAAACATTGTCGGCATCTGTAGAGTCGATACCGCCAACATCAGTGCCAGCAGAGTCAACAAGGGCAGCGATGCCTTCCCAGTCTTTGCCGCTGTTGCCAGTGCCATCTGCGTAGAACATGGTGTTCATGTTCTCAATGATGGTTTCTTGGGTTTGGAAGATTTTGCCTTCGAGAAGGTCAATGATTTGAGCTTCGCCGTTGTTTTTGGCTTCTTCCATACCGTTGATGGTTACTGTCGCCGCATACTGTTTCCAGTTGTACTCAGCAGCCGAAATGCCTGTCTGAGCAGTCGTGGAAATAGAATCGGTTCCGCTGTACGAGCCAGCGGTTGAGTTGGTTCCATAAATTACTGGAACAACAATCTTTGCGCCACCCGAAACTGTTCGCATGGTTTGACTGTTGGTCAAAGCATAGAACAATGGACGAGCACTGAAAATGTTGTCCACCAATTTTGGAACATAGTTGTTGAGAGTCGTAGTCAGAATCTCATCAAAATTGCTGTTTCCCGCAGCCATTTTTATTTGCTCCTAAAAGGTTAAGTGCTTAATTGTTGTTTTGCTCGTTCAAACGCTTCTCGGATGCTAGATGGTGCTGTATCAGGCTGGGTTTGCTGGGTTCCCGCTTGGGTTGACCCTCCAGGCGTAATAACAGACGCATCACGCTTTTTTTGAGTGATTTCCTGCTCCTGCTGGAGTTTGTCAGCAGTAGCTTTAACTTCACCGAATCTCCAGTGAGTATAGGCTGCATCTAAATTGCTAATTCCGTTCTTCACAGCGTGGCGAAGAAGTTCCTTAGCATCGAATTCACCGTATTTCTCTTGAAGATTTGTAACCTCACGTTCAACGTGTTGCTGACGTTGTGTTTGTTCTTGCTGTTCAATCTTCTTTTCAAGTTCTCGTAGCTTCTGTTCAGTTGGATCAAGCTCTTCCCATTCCTCTAATTCTTGAGGACTGGAAATATCAATACCAAATGATCGCTGTAAAGCTTGTAAAGTTCCTTCTGGATCTGACTCCAAAGCGGAAGCGATTGCCTCAGCTTGACGCAAACGGTCACGTTCAGCGGATAATTCCTGCGTTTTACGGGTATAATCCGCTTGACGCTGATATCCATCTCGAAGTTCTTCTAGGGTGACCTCTGATTCCGCACCGTCAATCTTGACAATATAGGTTTCAGAAGGTTCCTGTGGAACATCATCTAAAGCTTCTGGAGTGTCCTCATAAGTGGATTCCAGGTCTACTTCGTTTTCTTCGGGCACTAGCCCCTCCTAGGAGTCAGTAAAGTTGCTCCTACTAAGAGTAGCATACTGTCCCACTAGAGAGATGGAAGTTCCATTCCCATTTGATTTTGAAGTTGTAATAACAACTCGGGTGGAACACCACCAGTGGGGGCAAACGCCCCGTCCGCCCCCATATCAGGGGATACAGGCGGTACTGGCGGCATCCCACCTGGCACAGGGCCCTCAGAAGGAATTTGACCTTCTTCTGCGGCAACTTCTGGGCCAGGAGCCTGAACAAGGAATTTTTCGGGATCTTTGATACCGAAACCTTGTTCAAGCACATGAACAGCAAGCGCTTGCGGGTCAATAACTTCCCCGACAAGCGGAGCAACAGCATTCATCAAAGAAACTGCTTGTTGCTTTCGTATCGTATCGTTCATCGGCTGCGTAGAGCCAGCTTGAACCGAAAAATCATATTCGCCAGCAATCATATCTCGGTCAAATTCAAAGAATATATCTTCGCCACCTCTGGCCGTAATCCTAGCTATGTGCTCTCCAGTCATAAACTGTTGCATTAGCTGGATAACGTGGCGAGCTACATCGGAAATAGATATCTCGACTATTGCTAGTTTATCTGCTGCTCTAGCATTCTGAGCATCTGCGATAATGCTAGCTTCTGTAGCTGTTCTCCGTATTTCGGGCATAGCGCCTCTGGCGTATTCCGAAATGCCTGAAACAGTATTTATATCTTCTTCGATAATGCTTGAATAGTTATATATTTCAGGGCTTAGGGGGATTTGAGGCATCGGTACAACAACCTCTTGGAGAGGTTTGTTTTCGTCCACCACGGGGACGAGCCTACCGTCCTCATCAGATTCAAGGGCTTCGCGACCTTCAGGTCCGAATGAGCGTTCGTGATAAAGATATTTGCGCGCATAACGCTTTCTATCGTTCATCAACTGGCTACGAGTTTTATCTAGTTCCAGTTGGAGGGATTCGATGGACTCTAAATCTCCAATCGGATAGAAATGATCAGGGACGTCGTAGTTTCGTATCATTACGAAAGGCTGCCCATATGCATAAGGCATAGGGACAGGATCTACAAGAAATTCTTCTGCACCATCAGCGTATATGCCAACCGTGTTCTCCAAAATGTCGTAAAACTCCCAGATTACAACTTGATCGCCTACGAATTCACCTTTGCCATCATGGTATTCTGGGTATTCGGTATCCATTACCGAACTTGACAACCGTTTCCTAACAGATGGCTTATAGCGCTTGTCTTTCTGGGCTTCTTCTACAGGCCTAACAATTCGCTGTGCTATCCATTTGGCATCTGCCATGCACGTTGCCGCTGGATCCACAAAAACATCGAAAGGTGAAACTCTTTCAACAAATGGTTGATCCTCTACGATGGTCATGGCCGATTCAGGAATGCTAGCGATAATGTCGTTATCCGTTGGCAAATCTGCAGCCATCTCAGGATTTTGCATCGCAAATGTATCGGCTTCTAGCATTGCTGAGCCGATCATTTCTTCGCGCTGTTCGTCTGAAATCCCTTGTTCTTGTTCTACAAACTTCCAGCCAACTTTAAGCCAGCCATGCCCAATAACAAGAAAATCTTTAACAGCAGAGCGAAATGGTGTTCTGAAATCATGGTGCCGCCACATATAGTTGGCGACACCTTCAACCACAGCCGCCCGAGCAGAATCAGCAGGATCTGTAGCTTGCACAACTATCTTCGGATAGTTCACAGCTACAGAAGGAGCAATCACATTGACTGTAGAAAAAGCCAAGTTTACAGCGATGAGATCCTGTTTAGAGGAAGTAGTTGAAGGCCAATGTTTCCCTCTGTAGAGGTCTATTAGCCTTCGCCAAGTCTGCTCAAAGCTTTCTTGATCCCGCCAATTTTCGCATTTGTCTACTTTCTCAATGTAATCAGAAAGTATTTCCTGACGAGATTTTTTGGGCATTAGAACTGAGCTTTCTCTGGCAATTTCTGGATATTTCGGCCCGAAGCTTTCGCCTCGGCCAGTACCTTAGCCTCTCGCTCGCGCTTCGTCAGACCTCGCTCATCAGGAGGTAGCGTTGATTGATAGCCTTCGCCCGTCGATACGGTAATCGACTTTAGACGGAGCCTCCGTTCGTAAAGTTCCCGCAGTTCCGACAAGGGAACGTCACGTCGCGCTAAAACGTATTCGGCAAACTCTGCAAAGGTTGCTCCGTCTGGTAAGACGGCCATAGCTTAACCAGCGTTTGAGCCACGGTAGTTTGGTTGCCTACCTGCTGGTTCAACTTTACCAGTTGTGCCATGTTGATTCTTGGGTGTTTCGCGCACACCTGCCTGACCGTTACCACCAGTTTGGTTCGCATATTTGCCTGCGTCCATACGTTGTTTCGGTGATTGAGGTCCGCCAGGAGTCCAGATCGGGTTAGCAGATACACTGCCACCCCGCTCCATCTTAGCGTTTTTCCCTTTCGCCCCATCAACGGTTTCAGTACCGTTGGTGTGGGAAACAAATTTAGCCATTACAGCCCTTCCTGTGGAACATGCTCCTACTAGGTAGGTTAATGTGTCCCACGAATAGTATTCAAGCCTATTTGTAGCGGATCTTCCGTGTTGTGACCAGGGATAAGTCTAGCAAACCAATCCACAGTCCAATAATCATTGACTTCAGGTGCATATTCAGGTTCATAAGCAAATTTACGCATCTGATTAGCTAACGCAAGAGCCATAACCCTATCATCATAAGGCGAACCTGACATTGAGCCCCTATCGTTTCGGACAAATGTTCTCAACTCTGCCAAAGTATGTTTATCTCGGATAATGATCTCCTCATTCCGTAATGCGGAACTGAGATCATCAATCATTAAAGGTTTCGAAGTCCTTGTCGTTTTCCAACCATACTCTTGACTGATTCTGTTATTAACATTATTTAGTTGCCTGCGTCTAAAAAGATTAGGGTAACCCAAATGTCTTAACTCGGTAATTGTCGTTAATCCGTGGTTATTAGACTCTACGCAGCACAAAGCATTGCGATACCACAAACCCAAAGCCATTACTTCTTCAGCTAAAAGATCTGGAGAAATATGTCCATGCCAAATAGCTGCTTGTTCTCCAGTACCCACATCCAAGACCTGGATTACAGAGTAATCGCCATGTCCAAGACCTTCCGCAGTATCGACACCCATCACATACGCAGACATTGAGTCTGGTCTTTGCCAAACTTCAACACTCACGACGGCCTAAATTCTGCTGAACGACCATTAAGTCGCATATATCCCATTTCCCCGTGGATGACATGCTGTTGCATTGCATCTAGGATATCTAAGTCAAACACAGGATTACCAGATTTGACAAATGCTTCTTCTGCCGTAGTTGGATATTCCTGAGCCAACTGCCAAGGCAGCATTGACTCAACTTTCTCCTGATACCAAGAATCCCCCCTATCCTCAGTCGCAGACCAAGGATAAAACATGGGCTCAAACTTATTAGATGCAGTCGTAGCCCCAACCCACAACTGGTGGAAAAAATTTCCTGAACCGTTAGCCGTACTTAGGCCAATGATCCGCCCTCCCACGTCCGCCACGGGTTCAATACTCGCCCATGCCTCTTCAGGGTTGGGGAGAAAGGCCCATTCGTCAACGACAATAAGTGTGGCCGATTCACCACGGGCAGGATCCGACGCCGACGGCATCGATGTAATCTGCGATCCGTTATCGAAACCCATTCGCTGTTGGTGTTCCACCAGGGACTTAGGTCCACGTTCTACCATCCATTTCGGTAAGTGTTGAAATCCGTACTTACTTTTCCGAAGTAACAGTACGGATTCCCTCTCAGTTCGAGAGAGATCAATAATGTTCTGGTCTGGATGAAAAAACGCCAGCCAGAACTGGTGAGCCGCAACAAGCGTGCTCCACCCAATCTGCCGCGCTTTTAACGTAAGCGAATATCTATTTGCTGCCCAGTGGTCGATAGCTTCTTCCTGAGCCTGACGTAACCCAAAAAGAATACGCCCGTGAGCAGGGTGAGCAATGTGCCAATAATTCTGTAAAAAATATGATTCATCTTTAACGCACCTCCTCCATTCAACTTCTTGCTTAAGCTCTGCTAGTCTAGACATTGTGCTTACCAATCATTACTGGTGGATCCCAGAGGCTTTAACCCCACAGCAGTGCGACGAGATCGACCACGCTGCTGCGGGTATCCACGAAATCGAAGGAATCCATTTCGGAGATGAAGGGGGACAACGAAACTCCCAAATATCTTGGATTTATGACGACTCCATAAGCGAACTAATTTGTGCTTGGATGCGTCAAGCAAACAAAGAAGCAGGCTGGTACTACGACCTACAAATACCAGAAGCCGTACAATATACTCGCTACCGCGAAGGCGGGCAGTACGAATGGCATATCGACGGAAACCAAGATCAACACGCCGCCCGTAGACTCGTCCAGTCAGCCCCCAATCCGATTCCATTAAATGTTACTCCATTCCCAGACTTTCAAGGAACTGTACGAAAACTTTCAGCAACAGTCAACCTGTCAAACCCTGACGATTACAAGGGAGGGGAACTTCAGCTTCGCTGCTACGACCAAATGCACATCTTCAACGAAGCCCCCAGAGGATCCATAGTCGTATTCCCCAGCTTTATCGAACACCGAGTAACCCCAATCGAAACGGGAGAACGCAGAGCGGCTGTCGTCTGGTACAACGGCTACCCTTTACGCTAACAGCCCATATCTTTCCGCAACTTCTCCCACACAGACCACTGCGATTCAGTCCACGTATGGTCAATCGTATTATATAACTGCGAACACTGAGGTCCATACCCAGGCACAAGATCAGTTCTGACTATAGGCGCGGGATCAGACTTCTCGTTACCAGGCCACAGCATCATAAGACCAGATATACCAGCAATAAGAGCCACAACAGCAGCCGTAATAGCTTTAATGATCTTCTTGATGGACTCGGCCCAAACATCAGTTCGCTCAGCAACATCTTCTATTGACATAGACCCCCCTAACGCAGACGGGCTCTACCCCCAGCCCCCTGCCTAGCCCTATTCTTCGATGTACTCTCAGGTCTAATCGACCCATCTCTCCCATGTGACATATCCTTCCCCCTAACATCAACACCCGCCGCCTTAGCGCGGCGTCGCGCTTTATTTAGCTCAGTGCGCTTCTTGCGCTGAGCAGGCTGCTTCCCAAACTTCGAATCATATGCCTTCTTCTTAGCCCGAGCCGCAGGATTCTTCGCATAATACTTAGCTGACTTCTTAGGATTCTTAACCTTAGGAGGAGCCATCACTGACAACTTTCACAAATATCCACCTCATCCAACGAACACTCAATAGGTTCATCATCTAAAAACGGGTCAGTCAACAAATCAGGACGCTCCCCCATCTCCTCAAGCTGCATCCACATCCCATCATCATGCAAATCCTCAGGAGCCCTCATTTGCGACGAGCATTCTTAATTGGCTTACCAGTCCTCTTAGACGCACGCTTAGCAGCCGCACGCCCCTTAGCCGAATAAGAATAATGCTTCTTGCCGACCTTAGGCATCCTCACTCCTTAACTCTTCAATGAGATCTTCCAATTCTGCAGCCAACTCATCATCAGACAAACCAGAAGCATCACGCTCATCCTCAACCAACACACGACGCTTCGGAGTGAACTTATCTATGTACTGCAAATACAAAGTAGCAGCCTTCACATCACCTTGAGCCGCCTGACGATATAACGCATCCACAACCGACTGCGTTCGTTCAGGGTGAACATTCAATTCTGCCGCCCTGCGGTCCCACTCGCGGACAAAACGAGGATCCGATTTCCAACGCCGAACAGTACGCTCATTCACGCCCCGATCAGCAGCCCACTCCTTCTGAGTACCAGGCACCCGATCCTCCGACAACAACCAATCCAAAAACTCAGACCAATCCGACGGCATTAACTTTTCACCTGACTCAGGGTCAGTCTGCCACATAACAGTCCTCCTACAAATAACAGTAAATGTCCCATGTGGGACACTCTCTACTATACTGTAGAAACGGCG